TAGAAGACAGCACACCACCACTACTAACGTTTGCTATTGCAGTTGCTGTGGTGCCTGCTCCCGGTGCTGCTGGGTTAGGTATAGTAACTATTGGTGAAGATGTGTATTCATCTCCAGGATTTCCAAGTGTAATTGTATTAACTGCACCATTAGACACTACAGCAGTTGCCTCTGCTCCAGATCCTCCACCACCTGTAATTGTAACTGTTGGTGGAGAAGTTAGACTATACCCTCTTCCACCAAATGTGATTCTAAGTTCTTTAATAGACTTAACATTTCCGACTGAAGTTGTAATTGCAACAGCCGTGGCATTATCTACTGAATTGCCACTTGGAGATGTAGAAATTGCTACGACTGGAGTAGATGTATAAGAAGATCCGTCATCGTTAAGAATTAGTCTACTTACAACACCATTATCGATAGAAGCAGTGGCAGTAGCATTTACAGCAGTTTTTGCTAAATTTAAAGTTGTTATATAACCCTCATCTTCTACTGTTTTATCGATAGTTTCTATTGAAGTGTCAATATCTTCATTTTCATATTCAAACAATTCACACTGAAGTTCATATACATAATTTTTTCCAAGTTGATAAAAAGGTTTTTCATGTTCGACTCTTTTTATCTCAAACAATCTTTGACCCAAAGGAAAATAAATTAAATCACCTTCTCTTGGTCTTGACGTAATTTGAATATCATATTCAGAATTATTGCTTATTGATGAAGTATTCAGAAAAGGAGTTATAAACTCTTCATACCTTTCTCTAGATATTATTAAATTAATTTCATTTTTAAGTCTAAGTCCAAACTTTGACATAAGGTCACTGCCAGGAGCATATCCCTCATAATTATCCAAATATGCTTCAATTAAAAAACTATCATCAAATTTAGAAGTTTCAACTTCATTTAGTATGTTATCAGTTTTGATGTATTTTCTAGGTAGATAATAAACCTCAATCCCATACATTTTAAGTTGTTCATTAATTAGATCCTGAACTAGAAATTGCTCACTAGATGAACCTTGTAGAAAAAAGGGATTTAATGCCATGATTATCCAATAAAGTCAAGGGGTGGTAATTCATAATCCATAGTCATTCTTTGTTTTATCTCCTCAATTTCTCTTATTGCATCATCATAAATTTGTCTTCCATTTAGTTCAATTCCGCCTGGTAATCTCACACCATTAAATTTGATTAAATTCTGTCCCCACTGTCTTTTGATTAATGCAGTAAGATATAATTTTACGAAACTATCATTGTATACCTGATTAAAATTATCTGGATCAAGAGCTCTAAAACAATCAAGGACTAAGTAAGTTCCTGCTGTTTGAGAACTCCAATCAAGATCTAGATATAATCTGTCTTGTCTTTTATTAAATCTAATTTGCTTATCAGTTGTGAGTAAAAAATCTATATCTTCCAAATATGATTTAACCATAGCATATTGTAGTAATTCAACAGAATTGAAATAATATAAATCATTCAAGAATAACTGATATTTTATACTAAACATTCCACTTGATATTGAACTAGTATCTACCTTAAAGATTTTTTCAATACCTACAACCGAGTCTGGAACTTGAATATAGTTTGAATTTTCATAATAATTAAATGTTGTAGCAGTTCCAACAATATTTGATGATGCTGATGTTGTTACTATACCAACGCCTCCTTCACCACCTGCCTTTCCTCTGCTGATATCATCTTCAGTTATTTCATACTTTAAATACATTCTTTCGACACCATCAAAGTGTCTTTCATTAAAGTATTGAATAGCATCATCAACTAAATCATCTATCTGATCATCATCAACATTAATTTCTAGAACTGGTGCTCCTAGTTTTCTTAGACAATAATCAATAAGTGTTTGTCTAGAATTTGGTTTAGCCATCAAAAAGTACCTCCGTCTATCAATCCTGCATTTAATGTGCCAACAACATTTAAGTTTTGACCAATTCCAACTCCACCAGTTATTACTAAGGCACCTGTGGTTGATGAAGAGGATCCAGTAGCATCTGAAAAAACTAATTGGTTATCAACTACGCTAGTCATTATAAATTTAGAACTACTTAAATCCCATACTAAAATAGAACCATCTCTCGTTTTTAAGACACTATCTACATCAGTTAAACCTATCAATGTGCTTGATCCACTTCCACCAGAACTTCCAAGAGATTGTCTTAGGACTTTGGTTACATTTTGAGGACCAACTCTTGATTTAACAGTATTGAGAGTTATTACCGATGCTTTAGTTGCCATTAAAGTGTTACTCCAGGTCTTACTAATGCTGATCCCTCAACAACTTTTTCAATATTACCATTAAGATTTACCACCCTAATATCATATACATATCTACCTGGTTTTAAAGTTTTAGTTTGATCATCAGATAAAGATATTGAGATCAGACCATTCGATGCATTAGTTATTGAACTTGTAAATGTAGTTGATGATGAACTAGAATGAGTTTTTTTCAGTTTAGACGATATAGAAAATCCATTCATATCCAATGGACCAGCAGTCTCAGTATTTTCAAGTTCAAATGCAGCAGTAAAAGTGAATCCCTGCTCGATCACAATATTTGATACAAATACTGCCATTATTTGTGAAGTATATTCTATAGATATTTATACGCTGGTAGTCTACAAAGATTTTTCAATCACTTGTTTAAGAAGTAATTTTATTTCCTCTATATCACTTTTAATTTTATCCATCTCTTCCTTATTTAATTTTTCGGATTTTATTTTATTAATTCTTTTATTATATGAGGATCTATCACAATTAATAATCGCACCCGTATTTTCATCTCTGTAAAGATGTGGATGATCTTTTACTTTAATTAAATTTCTCATTGTAATGCGATTGCTCTAAGGTCTCTTATAACCGGAACGTTTGATTGATCTGTACTAGACATGACAATCTTTATTCTAAAACCAACAAACTCAGTCAAATTATTTGCACTAAATTCATATTCAAAAAATTCTCCACTTTGACTGAATGGCAATTTAAAATCAGAAGTTCCATCATTTGCTGCTGGATCAACCACCTTCAAAGAACCATCACTTGATGATTCTAAATTAGAATATCCTGGAAATAGTTCAAAATATTGATTGATTGAAGCAGAGTCTTCTCTTTCTAAAGCATACAGTACTCTTATGTCAGAATTTGGTGGTCTCATCGCAGTTAATAAAACCTTAATAGAAGATGCTGGTTGTGCAAGATTAATAATATTACTTACATATACTGCTTCATGAGGATCAAATAATATTGTATTTGTTAAGAAATTAGAACTATAATCACTTACAGGATTATTAATTTGATTGGAAGAACAATTAATGGCAATAGATCCTTCTTCATTTAAGAATATAATTGGCGATAAATTTTTATTCGTTGTTTTTAAGTTAAAAATTGAGGTAAAGGACCTTCTTCCTGAAACATTTTCAAATTGAGATTGTTGAAGTTCGTTTTCTCTAGAACAAACTATTCTGGTTGAACTTAATCTATTTGTAGTATTTAACTCTACTGGTTCAATTTTATTCAAGGATGTAAATGATACCTCATTTCCACTAATACTAGTTCCGGTTGTAGTTCTAATAAATGATTCAAATGTCGCTTCACCACCAGGAGATACTGCATTGACAATAGGATTTACTTCATTATATACAATATTGAATGAACCTTCTATTTCTTGACCTCCTCCTATAACCTGTTGATTGAAAGACAATTGAGAGGATGTTTGATTATCATCTTCTCTAGCAATACCATAACTATTAGATCTATCAACTTCAATATAATATTGATTTGGTTGAATATCATCATCCGATATATCATAAGACACATTATTAATTCTTCTTAATGAAATTCCTCCAAATTCATATTTTTGAACAACAGATCCCTTGCTATGAGTCATAACAACTGTGTTATCTTTACCTCTTGCAGTAATACTTAAAGAATTATTGATAACATTATTGTATTCAATAATTTCATCTTGAACAATAATATATCCTCTGTTAGTATTTGATACCGGCAAACCTTCAAATGTATCAAATCCGGTTGCGCTTGTAATACTCACGGTAGAACTATTAGTCGATGTTAATTTTGAACTGAGAGTTGTTGGAGTTGTATTTGAAGCAACATTACTAATCTTAAGTTTGTTATTTTTGGCATACATTCCATGATTAAAATGATTTACCTGAAGATAATTTCCAGATTCAACACCGGTCCCTTCTACTGCACCAGTGATAGTGGTCGAAGCCAAAGAAACTATTGTATTGGATCCACTATAATAACTTAAACCAATACCAACATCAAATCCATTTTCTGAGGTTGTGCTTCTTCCTTGAACATCTGTGAGGTATAATGTATCAACTCCATCAACTGCACTGATAGTAATTAAAGCATTCCTTCCAGTTTCGGATGTTACAGATGATGTGACAATTCCTACAACATCACCGACTTTATAACCATTCCCTGAATTTTGTAGTCCATTAATTGATGTTATTACACCATTTGTTGTAGAAATATTTAATTTTAATCCACTACCCTTTCCTATAACATTAAAGGTATCGACATTGGTATCATCAACATAATTGGATCCTCCGCTAGTTATACTGGCAGTTTGTGCTTCACCACCAACAGACTCAACAGTTCCAAAAGTAGTAGGAAATCTTCCCGAAATCCTTCTTCCTGTTGTCAAAATTCCAACTAAATTAGAATCTGTAATTTTATCAACTTTTAAAGTTAATTTTTTAGGGAGAGCAACCAGTGAGATAGAAGCTTTTTGAGGAAGTATTGGCGTATTTCCAAAATATGCGACTCCTGTGGTATCTGTAATAAATTCTGCTTTATAGAGTTTAAATTTTAGGTCAGACTTTTGTGCTGGTGTCCAGATTGAACCATTTTGAGATTTAAATAAACTTCCGATCGCAAATTGTTTAGAATATCTAACTGACTCTGCATCTGGTAGTGTTTGAGTATTGACAGTTTTTTGACCCATTTTTGCAGTCCAGACTTCATACTTATCAGTAGTAGGAGCAAGCAATACTAAAGCATATTCTTGTCCTGGTGCCAGGAAAATTGGGGTAGGGAATAATATTTCTGTTGCAACTTCACCGTTGTCAGAAGTTTGAATATCTTCAGGATCCAATTCAACAGAATCTCCAATCGCTATCAGAGTAGGAGTTCCTAATTCCATTGTTCTAACTTGAACAATGAGTGGATGATTACCTTTTGGTTTATTGGCAACAAATATTTCTGCTTTTGTTAAAAAGACTCCACGATCATCGTCATTAAAACCTTCAGCATTTGGTGCTTGTATATCTGCACCAACACTAAATGATTGTGCTAGAGGATCTGTTCTATTTACTATTGCTTGAAGTTCTGTAGTAGTAGTAGTTGTTGTTGTGAGTCTAGTAATTGTCTCCAAATTTACAGTGGTTACTGTTGTTGTTATTGTTGTTTCTTTTTGTTGTTCAATGAAAGTTCCTCGTGCTGTATATGTGCCTCTAGCTGAAGAAATTAACGTGCTTCCTGGAAGAGGTTTATTATTTTCTTTACTACTGGTAATAGTAAATGTTTTTGCTCCTGTTAATATTCTAGGATCAGGTATGGGTGTAGAATATGGGTCTTTGATAAAAAAGCACCCTTTAACAGTTCCATGATTATCAGAAACAAGTTTCAATTCTTTTACGAAAGCTTGTGCTGAACTTGATTGTCCAACTAATTGTGCTCCTTTCCTTAGATATCCATAAAATTCGGATTGTGAAATAGATGCCAATGATTCCAAATCTATGTTGATAGTACTCGATGATTGACTATAAGAAGATTGTAAAGCAGCGTTTTTATCATATGGATTAAAATCAAATACTTTCTCTGGAATTTTAAAGTTTCCCTCATTGTGATTTGATTTTGCAAGTCTAAAGACACCAATAAGTTTATCTCCTTTATATGCATTGACAGTTTCACCTTCTATAAAGGAATTATTAGATGAACCATTTTCTGATAGTGATTCATTGGTGGCAATCTGTACTAATTTAGGCACAAAATCAATATTGCTATGACCATCCAAAAAGTGATAGTGTTTTGTAAATGCCTTTAATCCTTTAACAATAAATTCTACATTTCTTGAACGACAATATTTTTCGTTCCCGGATGAAACAATTACAGTTCTACTACTTCTTGATACGTTTGTAGTGGTGTTTGATGAAAATGCTGATGTCTCTGTTACTGAAACCGAAGTTTCAATAACCGTTCTAGCACTCAAATCACCACCACGATTTATCGTTAATGGGTTTCCTTCTCTTTCTATATTTCTTTCCTCTTCAATTATCCTTTGTTCATTTATTATAATATCGTTTCTTTCATTAATAATTTTTTCTGGAAGTTGTATTGTTCTTGTCCAAGTATCTTCATTTGGTTTTAATTTTACAACACCAGTATATTCTATAACATGGAATGGATTAACATTTTCTACCTTTGTTGCTAATTTTTGTTCAATCCAATCTATTGACTTATATTTTAACGTTACAAAGTTTCCAGTTTTCTGAACATTACTATCCAATAATTTGTAATTATCCGAGAGATCCAAATCAGTAGAAGAAATTTCATCCTTTGGTAAAGGAATTAAATTAACTGAATTTGAAAACTTTCTGGGTCTTAATCTACCAGATACAATCTCTGCATTTGTTAAAAGAATATCGGACAAATTTGAATTATTGAAATCATCTACAAAAAATCCAGATTTGAATCTATTATTACCTTGAGAATCTTCAATAGTTAGTGAAGATGTGTTGAGTTCCAATAAACTCAATGATGTCACTCTTTCTAAATTTTGTATTCTATCCTCAAGAGATCCAATATCTCTCATGGTATATCTTCGATTATCATCAAGATTGATAATAGCATTATTTACATTATAAAGATACGCTGGAAGTGTAATCTCACCCAATCTCATTAAGTCTTCATTACTATCCGAGGGTGGTTTTGGTTGTTTTGATGGTACTCCTTTTTG